TGGAACTGCTGGCGTAGGAAAGACAACCATTGCTAAAGCTCTATGTGATGAGATAGGAGCATCTTACATTCTGATCAATGGATCGGATGAAGGTAGGTTCCTTGACACTGCTAGGAATAAGATTAGACAGTTTGCTACAACCGTCTCATTGACCTCTGGAACGTCCCACAAGGTCGTTATAATAGATGAGGCAGATAACACGACCAACGATGTTCAACTATGTCTGAGGTCTGCTATAGAGGAGTATCATAATAATTGTAGATTCATTCTTACTTGCAACTTTGTTAATAAGATAATCGAACCACTTCATTCACGTTGTACCGTTATAGATTTTCGTGTGAAGAATGGACAGTCTGTACCTTTACAGGGACAGTTCTTTGATCGTCTTAGAAATATATTAAAAACAGAAAATGTTACATTTGAAGATAAAGTTCTGGCTAAACTTATTACTAGGTATTATCCTGACTGGCGTAGGGTTATCAATGAGTGTCAACGCTATTCTGCTAGTGGAGCCATTGATGCAGCTATTCTTGCTGACGTTGCTGATATTAATTTTGATAGTTTGCTTACGGCATTGAAGCAGAAAGATTTTAAGACTGTTAAAGGGTGGGTAGTTCAGCACATGGACAGTGATCCCACTACTATATTTCGTAAGATATATGACAGTACATATACTGTTTTAAAACCTGCTTCCATTCCAGAGGCAGTTCTTATAATAGCAAGATATATGAAAGATGCTACTATCGTTGCTGATCATGAGATTAACCTATTAGCATGTCTTACAGAAATTATGATGAGTTGTGAATTCAAATGAAAATTAGTAAAGATGACTTAATGCATTGTCGTTTACAAGCATGGTTACGTGAGAATAAAACTGATGATATAGAGTATCTTGGATTCTATCCTGATGTCTTAGGTATTGATAAACATTGGTATCGTATTGATACTCATGAAGTTACTGTTGATTGTATACAAGATTTGGAGTTAGTCGATGATTGATGCTGTAAACATTGACACTCCATATATTTGGAAAGGTCATATTGATCCTCCTAAAAATTATAATGAGATAAAAGAGACTCTATCATTGATAAAAGATCAATGTAGTGGACAGATTAAATCTCCTTTAGAGGAGGGCAACTCATTTTCTACAGTTGGTTACGATAGGTATCGTCCACATAGGATAGAAGAGCTTGCACCATTTTATAAAAAGTTGTATAATGATTTACAGTTCATTCATTTTAGAGTGAATGATCGAACTCGTGTTCCAAATCATATGCTCAATCCTGTATTTGATACAGGATTTTATAGTGTTGATTTACAGGAAAGTAAGAGAACGGAAGACAAGTTCTTCTTGATAGACAGAGCATGGTTTAACGTTCATTACAGAGGTGCTAGAACACTACCACATGATCACGGAATCGTTGATTATGTTTGTGCTTATTATCTGAATCATCCAGATGACAGTGGTAACTTTATGGTTGAACCATCTGGAGGTATGAATACTGCTGTATTGAATAGTGACAGCACTAAGGTTAGTTACACTCATAAACAGAACCCAGTAACTATTCCTGTAGAGACAGGTGACTATTTAATATTTCCTGGTCACGTCACACATGGTTGTGAATCTAGTGATAGTGACGAGGAACGGATTGTAATTACAACCAATATAATGGTGAATAAGTATGACTAATTCAATAGAACTACCACCACTACCAGAGTGGGGTACTAATAGATTAACTACTATGAAAAAATTAAAAAAAGAAAAACTAAGAGCACAAGTTAAGTCCAGATTTTATTATCTGTTCTGGGGTGCTGCAACAGTATCTGTTTTATTCGGTCAACTCTATGTTGGATCTGGATATAGATCATATGCAAAATCTCTTAATAGAATATTTGATGCAGTTGAAGTAGAAGTTAATCGTCCTAGATTTTATTAATGAAAACTCTAAAGTCATTAAAGACACCACTCAGGTATCCTGGTGGTAAGTCAAGAGCTGTAGTAAAGCTACTACAGTTTCTTCCAAATCTTAATGAGTATAAAGAATTTCGTGAACCATTTCTAGGAGGTGGTTCTGTATCATTGGAGATCACGAAACGATATCCTGATATAGAGATTTGGGTTAATGATCTTTATGAACCTTTAGTAAACTTCTGGAAAGAACTACAGCATAATGGAGAAGATCTTGAGGATGCTATTCTTTCAAAGAAGAACTTTCATCCCGATAGGGACACTGCTAGAAAACTTTTTAATGATAGTAAGGAGGATATAAATGACAAAGAAAAATCTAACTTTGATCGTGCCGTCGCTTTTTATATCGTTAATAAGTGTAGCTTCAGCGGTCTCACTGAGTGTTCATCATTTTCTCCTCAAGCATCAGAGTCCAACTTCTCCTTCGCAGGAATCGAAAGACTTAGTGAGTATTCAGAACTCATTGAGAACTGGAAGATCACTAACAAATCTTATGAAGAATTGTTAACAGATTGGAATGGTGCTTTTGTGTACCTAGATCCACCCTATGACATCAAAGATAATCTTTATGGTAAGAAGGGTGGTATGCATAAAACCTTTGACCACGATGAGTTTGCGAGGGCATGTGATCACTTTACTGCACACATGCTTGTATCATACAATTCAAGTCAGATCATTAAGGATCGTTTTCATGAGTGGACAGTTGGGGAATTTGCACACACTTACACCATGAGGAGCGTGGGATGCTATAATATAGATCAAGCAGCAAGGAAGGAGTTAGTCCTATTAAATTATGAAATGTGAAGTAAAACTATTTGTGGCAGGACAAGTCTTTAAGGAGACTGTACATGCACGTAACTATGATGAAGCAAGAAAGGTTGCACTTGCTCGTAACCCAAATGCTAGAGTAGTATCTGTTAACGCATTATTCTCATGAAATCTTTAGAAGAAAAAATTAAAAATGCAGAGGCTAGGATCAAAGAGTTGGAACTCTTGATCGAAGCTTGGAAAAAGAAATTAGAGGAGGATGATGGATTATAAAACATCTGGTGTGGATATAGAAGCAGGTAATGCTTTTGTAGAAACACTTAAAGAGAAAGCACCTACTATTGGAGGATTCAATGGTATGTTTGAGGTTCCTCGTGGTTATGAGGAACCTGTTTTAGTATCTGGCACTGATGGTGTAGGTACTAAGATGAATATAGCAAGAGTTTTTAATGACTATACAACTATAGGACAAGACTTAGTTGCTATGTGTGTCAATGATGTGATCTGTAGTGGTGCTAAACCATTATACTTTTTAGATTATGTTTCTACTCAGAAGATAGATGATAATGTTGCTGACATTATGGTTGGTGTTCTTAAGGGATGTGAGATAGCAGGTATAGATCTTATAGGTGGAGAGACAGCAGAACATTTTAGACAGAGAGAATATGATCTTGCTGGTTTCTGTACTGGTGTTGTAGAGAAGAATGAAATTATAGATGGTAGTCTTATTAAGGAAGGTGACAAGGTAATAGGATTAGCAAGTAGTGGACTCCATAGTAATGGATATACTTTGATCAATGATATGCTATGGAGGCATAAGATATACTATAAGGATACACCTGAGTTAATTGTTCCTACTACAATCTATGCTCCTATAGTTCAAGAGTTGCTGGATGAATATCCTATTCTTGGTATGGCACATATTACAGGTGGTGGTATTGTAGAGAACCTTCCTAGATGTATTCCAAATGGATTAGAAGCAAGAGTTGATTATAATTCTTGGCCATTACCAGACATCTTTAAGAAGATACAACTTGCTGGTGAAATAACAGAGGAAGAAATGAAGAGAGTATTTAATCTTGGTATCGGGTTCTGTTTAATAGTTCCACCAGATGTTACTATAGATACTACAATCCCTCATTGGGAAATTGGAGAGGTATATGAAAATTGATACACAGGGAATGAGTCTTCCACTTGATCCTAATTACAAAGAGAAGACATCAGTAGAAGAACAACGAAGTAATTTAAAACCTGCTACGATTAGACCTAGAAGGTTATTCACTGAGACTTATGCTAAGGAGATGAAGATCCTTATTAATGAAGTGTTAGATGAGCGTGAACATAAGAAGAGAATGGCAGGAGCATATGATAATGTGAAACCATTACCACCATCATACTTTGATACTGAACACTTCAAACATTTAGTTGGTGAGGAAGAACCACCTTATCAAGATTGGAGTCAATCTGATAAATCACAAGAACAATACCATCCAGGATATTATCAATGAGAATAACACAAGAGATCATCGACAAGATTGCTATTGCATTACAGCATACAAAGAAGGATGGCACTGTCAATTGGAAAGATGGTGATGAGATAGATGTCTGTCTCGCTGGTACATTTGCCAATGACAAATTTATAACTCTTATTAATAGGAGCAAGGAGAAATGAATATGTGGTATATTATAGGTTGGACAATAGTTACAATGTGGTTACTATCTAAACTTGGAGTGTTTAAAAAATGAGACTAGGTGTAATGTGTTCAGGCGAAGGAACTAACTTCGAGAACATAGTTCACTCATGCCCTAAGCATCAAGTCGTGCTTATGGTATATAATAAGAAGCACTGTGGTGCTGCAAAGAGAGCAGACAGATTGGATATTCCATCTGTTCGCATCGCTAGTAAGCATGAAGATGACATTATCAAGATCTTTGAAGCATACAATGTTGATATAATTGTCATGGCAGGATGGATGAGAGTCATGACCAAGAAATTCTGTGATGCATTTCCTGGTAGGATCATCAATTTACATCCATCATTGTTACCTAAGTATAAGGGACTCCATGCTATTGAGCAGGCCATTGAAGCAGGTGAACAGACTACAGGATGCACTGTGCATTTTGTTAACGAACACCTTGACTCAGGTGCTATAATAAAACAGCAGGAAGTACCAATTCTTCCTGGTGATGATGTTAAATCTGTCACTAGGGCAGTACAGCAATGTGAGCATCAACTTTTACCTCTAGTAATTAACGCATTATGAAACCAAAAAAAGTATTACGTGCCATGTTGGAACAACCATGGCTGTATAATGAAGAAGAACTGAAAAAGATTCAGGATAAATTAGATGAACTTGAAGACGAAGGTGTTCAGGAATTGTGGCATCGTCGTAGCACTTTAGGATTCTCTAACAAACCCGAACAACTGAATGGATAAAATGTGGAGGATTTGGAAGTATGCATTGGGTAGTTTCTCTGACGAAAAGACTGAACCCTACGACAACTACATTGTTTTGGTACGTTCTATTATTTTCGTATCTTATCTCGTCACTAACTGTTTTATTATTAGCGGAGTAATCCGTCACTGGAATAATGTACCAACTGAAAGATTACCTATACAGTCTGAACCAATCCAAAAAGAATATATTGGATGATGATTCTGTTGCTGTAAAAAAGTATCAACCTTATATTATTAACAAATGTCTATCATCATTTACTGATACTATTCTATTAGTAAATGAAATGAATAAGTCATGGCATCTACCGAAGAAGTTACAATATGACTTTTTACTAAATAGTGTGAAACCAAGAAAGAGATTCTCTCCTTGGTCGAAGAAGGATTCTACTGAATACCTTGATGTGGTCAAAGAGTATTATGGTTATAATGATGATAAAGCTCTTCAAGCATTAAGAATTCTTACTAAGGATCAACTCGATAAGATTTCATATTCATTACGGAAAGGTGGCAATGAGCGTAGATCATGATATACAATGGAAACAAACTGATATGGTTGAGGTTTCCTTATCCGAACCAGATGACTTCCTTAAAGTCAGAGAAACATTAACAAGAATTGGAGTAGCGTCCAGAAAAGAAAAGAAGATATATCAATCTTGTCATATTCTACACAAGCAAGGCAAGTATTATATCGTACACTTTAAAGAATTATTTGCACTAGATGGTAAGAAAACTAATCTATCATCTAATGATGTACAACGTAGGAATCGTATAGTACAGTTACTTGTTGATTGGGGATTGATTAAAATTAATTCGATAAGTGAAGATAAGATTAAAGATCTTGCTCCATTGAATCAGATTAAAGTTCTCTCATTTAAAGAGAAAGGTGACTGGACTCTTGAATCCAAATATAATATTGGTAGAAAGAAACAAGAAGTCGAATAAACCGTATCCTAGTTCCATAGAGATGTGTTATAATTAGTAGTGTATGCCTTCGGGGTACACAAAACATAAACTCGCTTATAAAAGGAGCTAAGAATCATGGGTAACAAAGACCTATCCCATTTTGTATGGGAACATTACACACCATTTTCTATTGGTTTTGATGAAACATTTCAAAGACTTGAGTCTATTGCAACAGCAGGAAGTAATTATCCACCTTACAACGTCATTAACGGACCTGATGGTAGAACCAGTTTGGAAATCGCTCTTGCTGGATTTTCAGGAGATGATATTGAAGTCACAACAGAAAGGAATGTTCTGAACGTTGCAGCATATCCAAAGAAAAAGGATGAAGAGAATTATAAACATAGAGGTATAGCATCTAGGTCATTCCAAAGGCAATGGCAGATGGGAGCAGATGTAGAAGTTAAGGAAGTAACATTCCAAGACGGTTTGCTTACAGTTACACTAGAGAAGTATATACCTGAAGCGCAGAAGAAGAAGCTTTGGTTCGGAAAAGAACTTAAGAAGCTTGACTCTTCTGCTTCTTAATGCTATAGTAAACACAGCGCGAATAAGATATGGCCTGTCAAGTAATAACCCTTAGAACTGGGGAACGTGTTATCACGGAACTCAAGGAAATATATGATGGAGAGGGTAATGATAAGAAGGGTGTGTGTCTTCTCATGGAAGATCCATACGTCCTACACTTAGATACATCCGAACCACAGTATCTCACTGAACAACTAGGTGCAGAATATAAGGTACGCTTTAGCAAGTGGAATCCTTATTCATCTGACTGGCAGTTTAAGATGCCTTATGATGCAGTTATGACTATTAGTAATCCTGAACCAGGATTGCAAACATCATACGAACAAAAGATCAAAGAAAAACGTGAAGTTGAATTGGAAAGTTCATTAAAACTATCAAAGGAGATACATGACGGAACAGATTGAACTAAGGACTAATCATAATGTCAGAGTAGTAACTCTTGATACTTCTGAAAGAGTCCTTTCTATCTTTGGTGAAATACGCACTGAAGATGAAGAACAAAGGGTTATAGGCTACAGACTTCTTTATCCTTATACCTTATCATTAGGTGAGGTTAATGATGATGGAACCATTCCTATTCGCTATGAAAGGTGGTGTCCATATAGTCCTGTGGAAGAACATAGAATCGGTGGAGAACATATTATTTCATGTGTCCTACCCGATAATGGTATACTAGATAATTATGTAAGTAGACTGAAACAAGTAGGTCTAACAGAAGAACAAATCTTTTTTGAGGTAAATGATGGAGGAGAACCAACAACAAGTCCTGAAGGTGATGCTGCTGAAGAACCAGTGGATACTGGCGAAGGTGGAGGAGATTGAGGGAACACAGTTAGGTGATCCTGATTGCATTCTAGTAGAACCTATGATCATAGATGGTACTAATCTTAAAGATTGGTTACCTTTTGCAGATGAAAAGGAGACGGTTGTCCGTTCATCTGATATAATAACATTTGTGGAACCTGGTAAGGATCTCCTTTCCAAGTACTACGGTTACAAACCAGAAGTGTTGAGTGAATGAAGTTCTACACAAGCGTTGAACAAGCTGGCAATCGTTTGCTAGTGCGTGGTTATGATAATGGTAACAGATATAGCGTGAGGGTTCCTTTCAACCCCACGCTATATTTGCCTTCTAAGAATTATTCTGAATGGAGGACATTAGATAATAAACCAGTAGAACCACATCAGTTTGGTTCTATTACAGAAGCAAGAGAATTTGTAAAACAATATAAGGAAGTTCCTGACTTTGAGATACATGGAAACACAAGGTTCTTGTATCAGTATATGGCAACGGAACATCCAGAAGATCAAGTTAAATTTGATAGTAGTAAGATCCGTGTCTTTACAATTGACATTGAGACTGCTGCTGAAAATGGGTTTCCTGATATAGAATCAGCAGACCAAGAGATATTAGCGATCAGTATTAAGGACTCCTTTACTGGTCGCATTACTGTCTGGGGTGCTAGACCTTTTGACAATAAAGATCCTGAAGTTGATTACATGCACTTCAGATCAGAAGAAGGAATGCTTAATGCCTTTCTAGGTTATTGGCAGGACAATTATCCTGATGTAGTTACAGGATGGAATGTACAGTTATTCGATATGCCGTACATTGCTAATCGTGTAGAAAGAATATTGGGAGAGAAGGCAGTTAAACTTCTTTCTCCATGGAGATTAGTATCTAGACGAGAGATCTTTATTAAAGGTCGTAAGCAATGGGCGGTGGATACACTTGGTATATCCACATTAGATTATCTTGATTTGTATAGAAAATTTACATATCAAAATCAAGAGAGTTATAGATTAGATCATATTTGTTTTGTTGAACTTGGTGAAAGGAAGTTAGACCACTCTGAGTTTGATACATTCAAAGAGTTCTATGAGAAGGACTGGCAGAAGTTTATTGAGTACAACATCCATGACGTTAGGTTGGTGGATCAACTTGATGACAAGATGAAACTGCTAGACCTAGCATTCACTATGGCATATGATGCTAAGGTGAATTATGAAGATGTGTTTAGTCAGGTTCGTATGTGGGATAACTACATATATCACGAACTTACTAAACGTAAGATAGCAATTCCTCCTAAGAAGGAAGCAACGAAAGACTCACAGTACGCAGGAGCATATGTCAAGGAACCGAAACCAGGACGCTATGATTGGGTTGTTAATTTTGACCTTAATAGCCTCTATCCTCACCTTATTATGCAATATAATATCTCACCCGAAACCCTCTGGGAGACTAGACATCCCAATGCGAGCGTTGAAGGGATCTTAAACAAAGAGACTGCTATTGATGGTGAGTTTGCTACTTGTGCTAATGGAGCACAGTATAGGAAGGACGTACAAGGGTTCTTGCCTTTGATGATGCAGAAGATGTATGACTCTAGGGTTATCTTCAAGAAGAAAATGATCAAGGCAAAGCAGGAGTATGAAAAGAATCCTTCTATTGAACTGACTAAGGAGATTGCCAGATGTAATAATATACAGATGGCAAAGAAGATCTCTTTGAACAGTGCTTATGGTGCTATTGGTAACGAACATTTTAGATATTATCGTCTTGCAAATGCTGAAGCAATCACATTATCAGGACAGGTTTCTATCAGGTGGATCGAGAATAAGATGAATTCTTATCTAAATAGACTACTTGAAACAGAAAAGGTTGATTACGTAATTGCATCTGACACTGACTCAATATATCTTAATCTCGGACCTCTTGTTACTAAATTTTTTAGTAATAAGTCTAGCGATAAGATTCGGATCGTGGAACTACTTGACAAGATCTGCAAAGATAAACTGGAACCGTTCATTGATGCCTCGTATCAGGAGCTTGCAACGTATGTATCGGCGTATGACCAAAAGATGATCATGAAGCGAGAGAACATCGCTGATCGTGGTATTTGGACTGCTAAAAAGAGATACATATTAAATGTATGGGACTCAGAAGGAGTTAGATACAAAGAACCCAAGATGAAGATCATGGGATTGGAAACAGCGAGGTCTTCAACACCTCAATATTTTAGGGACAAGTTATATGCAGCTTTCAAGATCATTATCGGCAAAACAAATGATGAACTTATCTCTTTTGTCAATGATGTCCGAGCAGAAACCAGAGAGCGACCCTACGAGGAAGTTGCATTCCCTAGAGGTGTCAACAACCTTGAAAAATATCGCCACAGAACTGACATCTATACAGAAAGGACACCGATCCATGTAAGAGGTGCTTTACTATACAACCATTATGTTAAGAAACATAATATAGAAAATAAACATCCCCTGATACAGGAGGGTGAGAAGATTAAGTTTATGTACCTTAAGACACCTAATCCAATACATGAAGATGTAATTAGTTTCTTTGGGGATCTCCCTGAAGAGTTTGGTCTTGAGAAATATGTTGACTATAAAACACAATTTGAGAAGAGTTTCTTGAATCCATTAATAAATGTGCTAGACTGTGTAGGTTGGACGCACGAGAAAAAAATCACACTAGGGAGTTTCTTTTAATGAGCAAAACAGTTTGGACTGTCACTTATCAGGATGCACAGGTGGAAGCACTTGAAGCAGAACAGATAAGAGTGTTTGAAGAAAAGATAACAGCAGAAGCTTATGCTAAGCTCTTGTCGAAAGACCATGACTATGTTAGAATGTACGAAAGTGAGGTAAATGAATGGCGACGTTCTTAGATAATGTAATTAAAGATAGTGGAAATGAATTTGCTAGCCTCGTCAGCGATGGAGTTGCTGCTGGAGATACATCCAGTTTTGTTGACACTGGTAGCTATATCTTCAATGCTGTCGTTAGTGGTTCTCTTTTCGGGGGAATCCCTTCTAATAAAGTCACAGCACTCGCAGGAGAGTCCTCAACAGGAAAGACTTTCTTTGCACTCAGTGTTGTACGTAACTTTCTTGATAACCATAGCAACGGTGGGGTTATTTACTTTGAGTCTGAATCTGCTTTATCAAAGGATATGATTGAGACTAGGGGAATTGATTCATCACGTATGGTTATATTTCCTGTTGCTACGATAGAAGAGTTTAGAACTCAAGCAACTAGAATCGTTGACAAGTATATGAAAGAACCAAAGGATCAGCGTCAACCATTGATGTTTGTCCTTGATAGTCTTGGTATGCTTAGTACATCAAAGGAAATGGATGACATTTCTAATGATAAACAGGTCAGGGACATGACTAAATCCCAATTGATCAAGGGTGCATTCAGGGTATTGACCTTGAAACTAGGACAGGCAGGGATACCCATGCTTGTCACGAATCACACATATGATGTGATCGGATCCTATGTGCCAGCTAAAGAAATGGGCGGTGGTAGTGGACTAAAGTACGCTGCATCGACTATAATATACCTATCCAAATCGAAAGAGAAGGATGGTACTGAACTGGTGGGTAACATCATTAAGTGCGAAGCAAAAAAATCTAGATTTACACAGGAGGGTTCTAAAGTTGCTACCAGATTATTCTTTGACGAACGTGGACTTGACCGCTATTATGGACTCTTGGAGCTTGGTGAGAAGTACGGAGTATTCAATAGGGTGGGCAACCGTATCAAAATTGGTGGTGCTAATGTTTACCCTAAATCTATACTCTCTGATCCTACAAAATACTTCACAGAGGAAGTGATGGCAAAACTAGAAGAAGCAGCACGAACGGAATATAGTTATGGCAACTGAACGTATTGAATTAACAATACTTAGAAACTTATTATTCACAGAGGAGTACTACCGTAAAGTAGTACCCTTTCTTAAAGCTGATTACTTTCAAGAATATGATGAGAAAATAATCTTTGAAGAGATTCAAGATTTTTCTGGAAAGTATGACAAGGTTCCAACACAAGAAGTTCTTTTAATAAATCTACAGAATCGTACAGATCTTACAGAAGAATCCTTCAACAATGCTGTTGCAACTGTAAAGAGTTTAACTGATGAATGGGTTGACTTTGATTGGGTCTTAGATGCTACAGAAAAGTGGTGTCAAGACCGTGCTATATATTTGGCGTTGATGCAATCTATCAAGATTGCTGACGGTGGAGACAGCAAGTTAGACAAGGGTGCTATACCTAGTATCCTTCAGGATGCTTTAGCTGTCTCTTTTGATGAACACATCGGACATGATTACATTGAACAATCTAAAGATAGATATGAATTCTACCACAAGGTCGAGGAAAAAATTCCGTTTGATTTGGAAAAGTTTAACTATATTACGAAAGGTGGGATCCCTAACAAGACTCTTAATATCGCACTTGCTGGTACAGGTGTCGGGAAGTCTTTATTCATGTGCCACATGGCTAGCTCCGTCTTGTTGCAAGGACGGAACGTATTATACATTACATGTGAAATGGCAGAGGAGAAAATTGCTGAACGAATTGATGCAAATCTTCTCAATGTAAATATAAGGGATATCCCAGAACTTCCAGAAGTTATATACAACTCCAAAGTCCAAGAGATTACTCGTAAGACTCAGGGTAAGTTGATTATAAAAGAGTACCCTACCGCATCTGCACATGCAGGTCATTTTAAGGCACTCTTATCTGATCTATCTTTAAAGAAAAGTTTCAAACCAGATATAATCTTTGTAGATTACTTAAATATATGTGCAAGCGTGAGGTATAAAGGTGCTATTGTTAACTCGTACACGTATGTTAAGGCGATTGCGGAGGAGCTTCGCGGTCTTGCTGTGGAACATAACTTACCTATTGTTTCAGCTACTCAAACTACTAGGAGTGGTTATGGCAATAGTGATCCAGATCTTACCGATACTTCTGAGTCTTTTGGTCTTCCTGCCACTGCTGATCTTATGTTTGCCCTTATTAGTACTGAGGAACTTGAACAACAAGGTAGGATTATGGTTAAACAACTCAAAAACAGGTACAACGACCCGACCTCATCTAGAAAGTTTATGGTAGGTATTGACAGATCGAAGATGAGGCTGTATGATGTTGCTGATAGTACATCTGTTATTGATGTAGAAGAAGAGGAGATGCCTCAGTTCTCTGAGACACAAAACCGATTATCTAAATTTGCTGAATGGAACGTATAAACTATGACTAATAATGTTGACTTTGATAAGTACTCTCATTTCGTGGATGCTGTCACAAGCGATAGTTCTAAGGATTTTGTCAGTCTTGCTGACCGTCTGGGTGAACTTGACAGACAAGGTGCAAATATTGAACGTCTTACCACTGCTGGTGTTGGGCTTGCTGCTGAGTCTGGTGAGTTTCTGGAGATCGTTAAAAAGATGGTATTTCAGGGAAAGCCTTGGAACAACGATAACAGAGAGCATCTTATTATTGAGTTGGGTGA